CTACACGTAAGGAGTCGTCGGCAGCGTCAGATGTGTATAAGAGACAGTTTGTGATTTATAATTTAAAAGCTCTACACCATTGATAAACATTCCAATATGACCAGCAGTAGTGGTATGTGTTTTACCATCATTAACTGGCTCAAGAATTTGTCTGTAAATTCCTTGTGGTGCAATATCCTTTTGATAGAAATCAAGATAAGTTAAAACAGCATTAGTTACTGATCCATTAAAGGTCAAGTAAGTACCAATTGCTAAATCTGCTTTACTTCTTGATAATTTAATTCTCCTCTCATCAATTCTAGTAACAAAATATGATGCAGATATAATTCCTTCAAAACCTCGACCTTGTATATCAAAATAAACAGAATCACCAGTGTAGAATCCGTGATCCTTTAAGGATGTAGCATTTATTGGAAGTATGAGTTCATCGGTACTTACATAAGTTCCACTAAAAACTACCTTTTTATCATATGGATTAGTTTCTTTGTTATAATATTTTGGAATAGAATTTGATGCCACCATGACATCACCATTAAATTTTGCATATGTGTTCTCAACATTTGCAACATAATTCTCTAGATATGGATACTTAGTAGAATCTCCTTTTAGAGTCTGATTCTCAACAACATACTCCTGATTAAGATTTACGGATTGGTTGAAATTAACAATCAACTGTTCGGATGTAGGAACTCTTACAACGGTTCCAATGTAACTAAATGAACCACCAACGTTCTCTAAAAGAACTGAATAACCTTCCTCCAGAAAATGGTTATTATAGAATGTTATTCTATATGAAAATGAGCTACTATCTTCAATGGTTATCGTTTTTACATTCCACTTTGTCTTTACATTTAGTTTCCAGTTGTTTGCTTTCTTCCCCTTGGCCTCATATCCTAAAGACTTAAGTTGAATGGTATCACCTTTTTTGTAATAGTAATTATTTTCATATTTTTCAAAGTCTTTGAGAGAAGAAGAAAATCTTACTCTAATCTCTTCACTTGTATTAATACCAACATAAGCATAAGAATATGAATCGAGAATTATATTTGTCTTTTTGCCGATTGTAGTAGTATTGCCAGTTACGTTGAAAAATTGGGTGAGTGTCTTTCCACTATAAGCAATACCAACCTCATTTCCATCAATATCAGTTACGATCAAATTTCCGTAGGCTGGAAAACCAATCGTCGAATCAACATCAATAATTGTTGAGCCAATACTTACATTATTGAGTATTTTTGTTTGTGGATTTGGTTTAAATTCACCAAAAATAGAACCAGTAACATCCACATCTCTAGAATAACCAGAGTCAATACTTATTTGATAATATTGGTAGTTATCGTAAGGAATTAACTCAACATTGGTAACAGATCCTCTTGCACCAGTTAAATCTTGGAAAATTGTAAGATTATTAAGTTTCTCTGGATCACCCTGTACCCTCTCCACAATAAAGTCTTGAGTGACTTTGTAATTAGCATTTGATGGAGTAAGAAGATACTGTGATGGACGTATTAACTCTACATCCTCTCCATAAAGTGCTCTAAAGAGAATCTCATAAGATTGTTCCGCACCTTTTGATGTATAGAAACTTTTTGAATTGAATATAAAATTCTTTTGATCTAGGTTAGAATAGAGACTTCTCTCAGAAAACCCAGGAACAATTTGTCTCTTTAACTTCTTGAAGAACTGCTGAAGGAAAAGAATGTTTAAATTATATACTGGTGTACCTGATGTGTGTTGATCAATTTCTGAACTAGAAAAAGAAAGCTGATCAGGACTTCCAGGTGTGATATATGTAGTAATACCACTAAATCCTCTAGAGCAATTTACAAAAGAGGTTGATGTCTTTGACTCATAGTATATAATTTCACTATCGATTTTAATGATACCATCCCTATCATTAAACCCATCTGTACTAGAGACATTAATAGTAGAGTCTAAAAAAGAAACGTTACTAGAAAGATTCGTAGAATTCTTTAAGTTAAAAAGTTCTTCTACCTTAACATACTTGTCAATATTATTGATTATATCATAACTACCACTTTGAGTTTCTTGGGAAACATAGTATTGTTCCAAGAAATCTACTAAAAGAGGAAAATCATCTTTTACATAATTGGGGAGTTGACTCGCAACTATTTCCTGAAACTTGACTCTATCTACTGCCATTTTTATTTTCTATCTTAGTAGGAAGATGATGATGTGGTAGAACCATTACCATTAATACTATTAGTAGTAGTGGTGTTTGTAGTATCAACAGTTGTTGTGATAATAGGATTACCTCTTACAAGATTATTGGATGTATAACTTGAAGAAACAATGTAATTAGATCCAGAAACATCATTCCCAGAAGAAATGTTATCTTGAATAACATCAACTGTTGTATTATTTACATCCAATTGAAGATAGAGATCTTGGAGTCCAATAACATCATTTGAATATGGTGTGGCAGATATTTCAATTAAGGAACTGTTTCTATTGACAACCGTAGATATTATATTAATTGGATTCAGTCTCAGTTCTCCCTTCAAATAATCGATAGTTCCAATGTTCTTTTTGACAACAACAGGTTCTGCTGGGGAGTTTAATTTGAAAAGGAATAAAGTTCCTTTTTCTAAATTACCTGTTGGTTGATCACCAATATAAACAGTTCCACTAATTCCACTTACTTTAAATCCAGATGATTTGACATTATAGCCAATCAATGTTCCACTCATCACAGACGAGTGACCATGATTTTTGATGTGGAATCTATTACCAAAACAAATCTCATATTCAGCAAATGTATTCAATTTTGCTTCAAGATCTCTTCTGATATCAATATTAGTAATATTGGATGTAACAGACTCGTGACTGTCATCAACAATTTTTTGAAATTTAGAGTACTTAAATCTTGCACCAAACTTATTTAACTCAGTAGAATCCGAGTATCTTTGAATATTATTTAAAACCTGATCTTTTACGAATGATGAAGATGGTGCTAAGTTAGTGTTGTAATATGTTCTAACACTTGATTCAACATAAAGATACTTAAGATCAACAATTTCAGTAACAATACCTGCTACAGAGTATTTTTTAAGTTCTTGTTGTAAATTCTGTTTAATGGTACTCGATAAAAATACACCATTATATGGTTTAATACTGATGAATACCTTTCCATATGATGGTGGAGTTAAATCTTCTCCACCAAAAGCTGATACAGATTCCGCTTCTGGGTATAGATTTGGAATAATTGCTTCATAGTCTGATGAAGTTACTGCTCTATTCTGAGATGCATATATTTGTGGAGCATATTTCTTAATTGATTCAACAGACTCAATTTCCTTTCCACCAGCCGATGATTGGTTTGTTGTAATAATTGAAACACCAGAAGTTATTGTAACACCATTATTGTCCTGAAGTGTTCCAATAAAGGAGAAATTTGATATATTATTTGCTGAACTTCCATTTGAAGTGATATAACTTGCTTCAATATAGTTTTGGTTTTCTAAAGCTACACCAAATATTCCATCACCAAATAACAATTCATATCTTTCACTTTCAATCTCTTGAATAAAATACAGTCTCGTTGATGCATCTACAGCAAATAAACTATCAAAGAGTTCGAATTTTCTCTTGACTGTAGACTCTTGTGTATCTCTGACAATGACTGATATTTTATCTGTATCAATACCTGAGTTTGGTAATATGAACTTTTGATTTGGGTTTGATGTATTAACAGTAAATGTTTGAGTTACATACGTTCCTTCATTAACTTCAATATTCCTGAAGTATGCAATTCCATTTGAATCTACAGGAGCTGTAATATCATTTAGTATTGAGAATACAAAGTTCTTTGTTTTTCTTGTTCCAGTCGATCTGGAAGTAAGAACCGCACCAGCCTTTAGTGTAACAGTAACAGCAGTTGTAGTTGAAACATCAACACTAAATGAAACTCTAGCAGTTGATGATTTTCTTGATCTTGGAACATAACCAATGTTACGAGCAAGAGAAACTACATTCTCCCTCAGAGTAGCACTATCAATAAACACTTCATTCGATACCATATTGGCATTGTATGAAGTGATATATGTGTTATATGCTAAAGTGTCGATAATTGTTGATAGATTCGAACCTTCGAAATCATAATCTGTGAAATTAGAATTCGCACGAAGATAATCCTTTATGGATGTCTTGATCTGATCAAAATTTAAGTTGCTGAAGTTGACTAAAGGCATTTACCTAGTGGGTTGTAAGGCAAAGGATAATTGTTGAGTAGATGCATCAATACCTATAATATTGTATTCAATCAAAACATCAAAGGCATTATCGTCATAATTCGCTTCGACTTTTACACGATTCAAAGAAACTCTGGATTCAAAGGTATTGATCGTATCCTCAATCTCAGACTTGATTGCATTAGCAGTCAACTGATTCATATTTTCAAATAAAAGGTTTGATACATTCGAACCTAAACTTGGTTCAAATGGCTTTTCACCTCGTACTGTAAATATGAGATTGCGAATTGATCTAGCAATAGCATTCTCATTTCTCAACACAATTAAATCTTTGTTTAAAGGGTTGACTTGAAATGTAGCGCTAATGTCTTTGAATCCTTTGCTGATTCTTTGAACTGGCAATTTTTACTACAACAACACTTACCTTATTTAGTAGGTTAAAACTCATTTAGAGGGATTGGTTCTGTGCCATATTCCCAGTCATCATAATCATCATCGTTACGAATTCTTTCGTGTAATTCTGATTGTTTTTTGAGATCATGTTTCTTTGGTGTCAAATCATCATTAGCAATCTCACGAAGCATTTCTTGCTTTGGTTGTGGATTTGACCAATAGTCTGTAATCAGACTCGATGTTCCCCATGTTTCTCTCATATAATTCACATTCCTATCTGGATTTGGATTGTTAGCCATCTGTTTTTCCTTGTTAGGTGAACAGAACTTTTTTAAGGCGGTTTCTATCGCCTATCCAATAATGAATCCTTTTCTATGATAGTCTCCTTCTTTTATGTAGTTAGGATTATCATACAGTACATCTTCATTATCCCAGACTGGTACTGCATAATCATTTCCAAATCTAAAATTAGGATTTCTTCTGAAATGTGCTTCGATCAACTTACCACCAATAAACTCGCAGTTGATCCATTCATACTTATCTTTAACTCTATCTAACACAATTGGGAATGGTATAGTACTTTCTACCTTTTCCCATTTAGACCATCTGTACAGAGGTTCCTGAGGGTCTCTGAAACCCTTTACGATGAGATCTGGAACTCCATTACAGAAATCAATTGAAATATGATCTCCTTCAAAAACTTCACACCAAAACTCCCCTGGATGTAAATGTTCTGTTGTATTTTTAATATACTCTATCCTAGAGAAACGGCTCATACCCATAAAGTTTATTATAGGTCGAACAACATAAAAACCAGGTGATGGTACTTCTAGTCCCGCAGGACCACAAGTATAACCACACACCTGGCTTAGATATAACTTATTATAAACCCACAGATCTTCAGAATTTATTGATGACCATTCATCAGATACTGTGAGTTTGTATGTCATTTACCTTGACCACGATAACGCTTACGTTTTGTATTTCGACTGGTGGCTGCATACTTTGTATGCTTCCCCATTCCCTGTCGAGTTTTCTTGGGCTTTGATTCAATGATTTGACCACCAGTGAACGAAGGTCGCTTAGCCATAATTAATCTCCTTTAATATGTATCAGATAACACGAGTTTTTTCGTGACCAACTCGAATACGAGGATCACACCAAATTTCATAACCAGCATCAATTGCATCGAGACAGAACGAAACGTCCTCTCCACACATATCTTGTACAGCACCAGATTCAAAGACTTGCATCTTAGGAGCAAACCAAGGATACTTCATCTTCTCATTCTCAAAGACACCATTCTGAATCATAACCCAACCAAAACCAGTGTAGTCAACAGTAAAAGGCTTCTTACGCTTACTAATACCATCAACCA